GTTGCCGTGCTGTTTGTGCCACCTAGTGCAATAGAAACAGGATTTGTCAAGCTAAATACTGAACCAGTAAGGGTTAATCCTGTACCAGCAGTATACGTACCAGCTCCGGAAAACTGAGTCCACGTAACAGCTGTAACTCCAAGAGTTCCTCCTGGATCAACTGTGCATACCCAACCTGTGTCAGCTTGAGTTGTACCTTGCTCTACAAATACAAACGCGGAGATTAACTGTGCCCATGTCGCAGCATCAACGGCTCTAGTCCAAGTAGATGCATTGGATACGTATATACCATTATTAGCTTGAGTACTTTGATTTTTAACCAGAACCCGACTAGATGAAGTAGTAAATCCATCAATCGACTGTTCTCCTGAAAGTGTAATATTTGCGGTGGTTGCTAGTAAGACTGCAGGTTTAACATTTAAACCCTGTGCTACGGCATCAACATACTGCTTAGTAGCCAACTGCAAACCAGATACAGGGTCTTGAGTAACAGTGACTGAAGTCAATCCACCCAGAGTCAAAGAAGTTCCACCAAGGGCAATATTAGTGGCACCAATAGTCAATGACGAATTGGTCAAACCACTATTTGGAATGTTAGTAAATGTATTTGTGCTACCTGAAATTGACTTGTTTGTTAGGGTTTGGATACCAGTTAAAGTCGCAACAGTTGAATCAATCGCAATTGTGACTGCGGTAGATCCGTTATAGCTCGTACCTGACAATCCAGTGCCAATAGTCAATGCGTTTGTTGCAGTTGCGGTAATGGTTCCGCTAGCACCTAGAGCAACTGTTACACCATTGTATGTCACTTGTGGGTTTGCAATTTGAGCATTTGTAACCGTGCCGCTTAAAGCAGTTGTAGGAATTGTGGTTGATGCAGTCATGGCAGATGTGCCATTTCCATACACATAACCAGTTAAAGTGGTTGCCCCTGTACCGCCATTAGCAACGTTTAATGTACCACCAAGGACGATAGCACCAGTACTTGCAAAATTAGGAGTAAAACCAGTAGTGCCTGCACTAAAACTTGAAACACCAGCACCAGAAATAATGGTTCCCCAATTACTGTTTGCATAAGCTTCTAAAGAGTTTAAGTCTGTATTGTAACGAAGCATTCCGTTGACAGGGCTTGCCGCTCTTGCAGCTGTATTACCACTAGGTACTGAAACACTAGCTGACCCAGGAAGCACAGGATTGCTTGCTAAACCTATGATCGGATTGGTATTTCCGTTTAATACAGAAATCTGATTGGTTGTTCCTGCAACAGTAGCTACTGAAATTGTAGTTCCGTTGGTCTGTAATAATCCTGTACCAGAAGTAGTTGCAAGAGCTTGTACTAATCCCGTAAGCGCAAATGTAGGATTGCCACTAATGCCATTACCGTTGGAAATACTTAAGCCTAAGCCAGACACAGACAATGTTCGGCTAGTAACTGTAGTTCCGCTGTTCTTAACTATGATGCCTTGAGAGGCATTCTCTAAACTGCCTGATACTCCATTCAAGAAGATATTGTAAATGCCTCCAGAACCTCCGTCAGAGGATCCTAGGCCTAATCCTGTACCGATGTATCGACTATTTGGAAGAGCGGGCTGAGCAGTAACAGTTAAGAAAGTTTGAGTTAAAGACGGGCTAGCAGTAATTGCACTAACAGTAGTCTGTACCGTTTGTCCATTTTGGACTATTGGTACTAACTCAGAGCCAGTAATGGCAGTCTGTGCTGGTGGAAGCTGCGAGATTCTTATATTTGCCATAATTAGGGACTCAAATTATCTAAATTTCCATCAATTGTATCCTCGGACTGCTCAGGTGCAATTCCCCACTCACCAGCAGTAGACGGAAGTGTCGGATCTTGATTTACATCATTTACAATATTAGGATCAGTTGTTAATGCATCATTATCTGGATTAAGCGGTGCATCAGGACGTGGAAACCGAATCGAGATCTTTTCAGGCTGTCTTGCAGGCAGTCTATAGGGATCACGCTCATCATTGCAACCAAAATTGCATACTCTTAACCCAGGAATATTTCTATCATTACTAATATCATCATAGGCACGTTTCATCTTACACCTATCGCAGATAGCGATACTGAGTACCGTATTGCCACGAGTGTCTAACCAGATGCTCATTTTGTATAAGGACTTATGTTAGGTGCAAAGTAAATAGGAGACTTGTCACGCTCTTCTTGCTCTGCCATCATCCAGTATTTTTCAGCTTGCTGTTCACAATACACAATTCTTGTAGGCTCTACATTTGGTAATTCCATTGCCATTTGATGAGCTAGCATATTCTGCACTGCTAAGTACCATCTTTGAGGAATCTCAATAGATCCAGATAAAGCGCCTACATCTTGAATATATCTGTGAGCCCAAACTACGATTTGTGGCGAATAGATTTGAGGTGCAGGCCATAAGTACATAGCAGGTTGAGGAATATTCCTGTCAAACCAGTATTGCAAAGGGTAATTATTAGTAAAATTTTTGTTCGGCAAGTTGGTGTAATCATCACGATTCATTCTAGCCATTGGAATTTCAGTAGCATTGGATCCAAAAACTACTTGATATACACCCATATTAATACCAGATGTCTGCTGAATTCTCCAATATGGAACATTAGCAGAAGGATCGAGGTCATAATACAGCCATGTCCCTGAGACCCAGTTCGTGGCGCCAGGGCTATAAGCAGTTGTCCAGTTGGTGCCATCATTTGAGTATTGAATCTGTATTGTCACAGACCCACTGACAGCAGGTAGAATACCTACAGTTCCAATATAGACATTCTGCCCAGATCCGTTATTAATTCCAATAGAGCTTGTGTTATTTGTACATTGGCAAATATTGGTGTACTGACCATCAAATGCATATGAACCATTACCAGTGGTAGAATATCCGCCTGTAGTGTTCTGAGTAACAGTTCGATAGTTAGCATTTAGCACATCAACTACACCTGTGTTCAGATAGTACTGATAATGATCAGGAATTAATCCAAGCACATACTTTTGAATGCACCAATACTGAATACCTCTATTTGCCAGATTTGACAATAGATAGTACAGACTCTGAGTAGCAGCATTGACTTGCTCAACTGTCAAGTCTTCTGCTAATTTACCTGCTCGCCGAGCACCACTATCAATAAGTTGTTGAACAGTGATAACGGTTTGGCTTACTGTTCCGCTTGTACTCATTACCACCCTTTTATGTTGTGCTTTTTAGGCTTACCACCGTCTTTACAATGCCAACTTTTCAAGGATGCTGCTTTTCGTGTAGGTCGTCCTTTTTCATCTTTCATAGGACCTTTCATGCCTGACATTCTGGCACAAAATGAATCATGTCTAGGACCACTTGCTTGTGGCGGTTTTAAATGACTACCTGTTTCACGATTCACTTTTGCTCGACCTTTTGCAGTAAGGCCAGCACCTTGACTAGTAGGCTTCTTTTCACCTTTTTTGATTGACAACTTAACATCACCGCCATGAGCCATCTTCTTAGACTGTGAATGCTTTAAATCATAATCTGTTGGAGCACTTTTACTTCCGGGCTTTCTCATATGCTCACCAGAACCATGCTTAATCCGTTCTTGCTTAGCATGAATATTTGCCCATAAACCAGGTAGTTTGCCACCGTCTTTCTTCTTAACAGACCGTTTTACAGAATAAGCAATGGCAACTGCTTGTTTTACAGGTTTACCTGCATGCACTTCTGCAGCTACATTCTTACTAAATGCTTTTGGGGATTTAGATTTGATAAGCGGCATGATTATGGGAATGCTGGGTTAACGTTATTGTTATTTGCAATTAATTTACCTGCAACGATTACTCCAGCAGCAATTGTTCCTGTACTAGTAACTAACTGCCATTGAATATCTGTCTTTTCACTATATGCAAATGGGTCTGATGCACGTAATGCCGTATAATTTGAAACAAATGGTTGTTGTAATACGTTTAGCTTCACACCAGTTACATTATTAATTGCCTGAACTTTATACGTAATAATTGTACTTCCTGTATAGCTATTTGAAGTATTTACTTCAGCTAAATCTAAATAAAATGTATAACCGGCAGGAACAGTGTATATCGTACTTTGTGACTTACTTATACCTACATTAATTTGTGCAACTACGTTAGAAGATTGCTTAAGAGTAATTGTACCTACATTGGTCGTTTGACCTGTGCCGGGTGACGTCATTAGCAAACTATTGACTCTAAAATAGCTATTAACTGTCGTAACACCAGCAGTACCGTTTAGCGCCAAAGTTTCAGAAATTGGATTAAAGCTTGAATCCAATCCACTAATAAATATTTTAGCACTTGTATCATCAGATGCTGACGTACTTACAAGCGTTAAAGTAGATGCTGATGTAATGTATGTATAAGTTGATGCATTTTCCCAAATAGGAATTGATGTTGTAGTTACTGATGACTGATAACCAAATAAACTTACCACACTATGGCCCATAATCTGACCACGAGCCACTTGCAAATCAAATGGTTCATATCGACCAGCACGTGTGACTGAAGCGACAATATTATTATTGCTCATAAATTCTCCAATTTAAAAAGCGGGGGATTGCTCCCCCAACCTTTTAGTAATTACACTTAGCCTTGCCACCCATTTTATGGCGTTTAGCATGACCACCATGTTTCATAGGATGACCGTCGATCTTGTCATGACCATGTGAATGCTTTGCAGCATGTTTGTGCATATGGGTATGACCAGAATCATGATGACCATGAGTAGTGTGATGAGCAACATGGCCATGAGCATGCTTAACATGTCCACCTTTTTTGTAGCCAGCTGGTCCTTCTTTAATTTCACCAGTTCCAGCTTTCTTGGTAGGCATTTTAGCGCCGTCTTTCATGTCATTCAAGTAGCGTTTAGCAACATTCTGCGATACAGTACCGCCTTTTGCATAATGCTTCTTGCTATGACCGCCATGTTTATAACCAACACCTTCTACTCCACCTGTCTTGGTGTGAAAAGACTTAGTCTGTTTAGCTTCATGAACTTTATCTTGCACATCAATTTTTGGTTTTAATGCACTACGATCTTGAAAACGATCACCTTTAGCTGCCAAAGCTTGACCGCCTTTAGCATAGTGATGTTTAGCATGACCGCCACGTTTCAATTGCTTACCGCCTTCGTGATCAACAGGGCTTGTACCGCCTGCAGCCATTTTAGCCATGTGCTTGTGATGCTCATGCATTTTGTGATGATGCATAGATCCGCCTTCTGCATGTTTAGCTTTGTGATGCTTAGCCATTGCTTTGTGGTGTGCATGTGAGCCTTCAGGATGACCAGAAATACGATGAGCTTTACCACCGTGCTTGTAGCCAGGTCCTTCAATACCACCAGATGTGCCTTTGTGATGGGGTTTACCTTCACCTAACAAACCGCCAACTGGAGGATTGTACATACCTGCTTTACCGCCTGCTTTTAAACCACGATGAGCTTTACTAGCTTTCATGCTTTCATGATGCTTAAGTTCTTTTTCAATCTTATGCATTTCATGCATTTCTGCTTTGTGCTCTTTACCACCTTCAGCTTTACCGCCTTTTTTGCGCTGAAGAAGGGCACCAGTTGGCATAGGAGGGCGACGTCCCATTACAGGACGAGGTGCCATTGCCATCATCGGATTTCCACCCATGGCCATATGCTTCTTGTGCGCATGACCACCTTTTTTCATACCTTTACCTGCTTCATCAGCAGAAGGCTCGGTAGTCATTTCTTTTGGTTCACGACTAAATTTTGTTGCCATGATTAATTTCTCCTAATTAGGCTTGAGTAACGCCAAGAGCGCCAATACGAGTTGCATTTGGGCCGACCATAATTGCATTACATCCAACAGTTATGACCAAACGACGAATACCGTTTGTGGCGGAAGATGGTTGATAAGTACCACGAACGTCACCGGTTGTGCTTGTAGCAGGATTAGTTGTATCTGCTGCCACGAATGCGCTAGAACCGCCAGTATCACGAGCTACAGCATTTGCCCAACCAATACCAACCAAATAACCAGCATCAACAACACGAACTGGCAATCCGATCACATCAGTTGTACCAAGCGCAATTGTTGCGCCTAAAGCGCCTGAAATTGTAGCAGATACGATTTGATAGAAAGCTTTTTTACCATTAACAGTGGTTGATTGTGTTGTACCAGTAGCAATCACTTCAGTCATTGGTTGGCCGTAATAATCATAGCCTGAAATAGTGACGTTGCGGTTAGTTAATGTGCCTGTACCGGAAGTAATGCTTACTGCACGAGCACAGTCAAGTTGCAATACAGTTTGACCAGCTGGAGTAATGACAGACTTAACTGAAGTACCTGCTGTTAAAGTAATCGCACTAGAAGTAGTTTGTGCTGTTGCAATGTTATTTGCAACTAATGCTTGTGGAACAACATCCCATAAGTAGACACGACCCATAGGGCCTACACCTAATTCCATTGGTGCTGGATCGCCTAAAAGTGCATTACCACTGGCAGTAATATTAACTGTGCCTGTCGCGCTTGAAGATGCACTTACTGTATATGTTCCTGCACCGCCTGAACCAGTACCGAATGCAGTAACATAAGAACCGGCTGTTACGCCTGTTCCAGAGATATATTGACCTAATACTAATGGATCGCCAGATAATTGGGAAACAATTGTTAAAGTTGTACCAGATACAGAACCAGAAAATACAGCTTCAGTATTTGTGTTACCTGTACCCATGTAGGTTTGTGCGGGACCTAAAAACAGGTCATCTGAAAATTGTGGCATTTGTCTTTCTCCTTGAAAAGCTTAGACGAAATAAAGTGGGGAGTTAAGGTCTCCCCACATCACCTTTACATCATTAGGCTCCTGGAGTTCCCCACATAGCACGTGGATCAGTCCAACCTACCTGATAACGCTCAGTTGCTTTGTAACGCATAGAGTCGGTTTCGAAGTCACCTTCCATAGTCTTCTCTAATGCACGACGCATCAACAGTTTCATACCTTCTGGTGCATCTGATTGAATCCACCAGTTAGTAGAAGATGTCAAACGGCTAATAACCGAGGCACCTTCTGGCAACAAACCAATCGATTTAATTGGGTTGATGTCATTGTTAGCAGTACCAGTACGTAATACGCTCTTTAGCAATACTTCTGCTTGGAACACGTTGCCTGGTGCTACAACTAACTTAAGTGGTTGCAAACGGATTTTCTTACCATTATTGTCAACAGCAAGGCGCAATTGAATTAACATTTGCTCCAACGAAGTCTGAGACAAAGCAGCAGCAGTATTTAACTGATTGCTGAATGAACCAGCTGCAATTGGGTGTGCAGTGTTAATCAAAGATACGCCGTCACCGCCAACATATGAAGAGTTAAATGCACGGTTCAATACGTTAGCGCATAGCAATTCTTTGGTTTCCACCAAAGATTGTGCCAAGTGCTTCGCATATACCTGACCAATACGGATGTGATCACCGTCTTCAACCAATACTTTGGTCAAAGCAAATGCCAATCCAAATACTTGGTAGACATAGCGTTGTAAGAACAGAACACCACCTTGTTGATAGGTTACAGGGCTGCCGTCAGGTAACTGAGGAGCTGCACCAAAACCGTACAACACTGGTTCTTCATGGTAGTTACGTGGAATACCAGATTGCTCACGGAATACAGTGCTCCATTCGTCAGCTCGTTGGTCATAAACGCCATCAAAGGACTCGTTCAGAATAGGTTCAACTATTGAACGGAAGTCCGTACTTCTCATCGGGGCTGCCATTTGTCAGTCTCCTATATTAAACGATTGCGGTGTAAGCACCGTAGAACTGAGTGCCAGACAATTGTACACGTACGATTGTATAAGCATCTCCCCATGCGTTGTCTACGTTTTGGCATAGATCAACGACACGCATTTGTCCTTGGTTACCGTTACCAACTGCGGTAGAAGCACCAAGAGTAGCTTGCGATAAGCCTGTTACTGTAGAACCAGCAGTGATATTTGTGAACAAATATTCATTACCGATACTAGTCTGAGCCATTGAACCATCAGCTTGGATTTCATAAACGATGTTGAGGTCGTTATAGAAATACGCATTGGTGGTTGAATTAGCAAAAGTTGTAGTACCAGCTGGCCAATAATTGGACACACGGCGACGACCTGTAGTATCAGTAAACTCTACACCTTGGAATGAACCAGTTACAGTGTATTGTGCTGATAAAGTTGTTGACGCGTTGCTAGCTGGGGCTTGAGTAGGAACAATCTGACCAGTGGTGCCGCTATTCGCGGATTGACCATAAGACACAGGTTGTCCTTTCAGGATATTTGAGTTATATCCTGATGGGATACCGTTGGCAAGGACCTGTGCTCTTTCCAAACCTGTTGGGAAGAATGCAGGACGCAAACCAAACGGAGCTGACGTTGCTGACATAAAAACTCCTTAAAAGAGGGGTACATCTCTTGTTTGGTCGAATTTCATGCCGTCACCTTCAATTTGGCCAATACGTTTCCCGTCACTGTCTTTTGCATTGAGTAGTTGATCTTGTTGCACTTTAATCTTCTCTTGCTCATCCATCGGTGCATAGTGATGGAGTTCTGACATCATCTCTTGATAAATGTCATTAGGAAGCTTAAAGAGCAACATTTCGTTAACTGCTACAAAACCTTCATGCTCGCCTGATTTGACTCGATAGTTTTCAAAGCCGGGTACTTCCTCGGCTTTCACTGGCACATAACCTAAGCGCATGCGTTTGTGAATGGGATCGTACTGGTTTGTTGTTGATAACCAGCATGGATGAAAGCCAGGAATTTCTGGCGGGGTCGGAAGTGACTCTTGCGTAAATTCCGAGCGGAACATTCTACGACGTTCCTGCGATGATGCTAATGAATCTTCTGCAGCTGCACGAACTGAATCATGATGTCTATCTGTTCTACCAGTGCTTAAGTTTTTCTTTAATCTGTTATCCATAATTAACCTCTATTCTTGTTTTGACGATCCCATTCAGCGAATTTACTAATCATTCGCTTACGGGCTTCAGGATTATCCCATGCGCCTGCTTCTTTAATCGCAGCCACACGGTCGGGACTTAAGCGAAACTCATTCGCTTTCGTTGTTGCCGTTGTTTCTCTTCCCGAACTAGTCATGACAGATCGCGGTCTTTGTGTGGAATTATTGGGCTTATTATAGCTCATATTATATTTCTCAGGTAAATATTTTTTGAGCCGTCCGTCGAGTTCTTCCCAATAATCTTCTGTTGTTGGGTCAAACCCTTCATCAGTCAGCCGCTTATCAATCATCTGGGCAATCTGAGACTCTTCATTTCGACCGTTAGGGTCATACCATGGGTTGTCTTCCATCCAGTCTGCTGCTAAACGTTGTACTTGAGGATCAGGAACTTGAATATTAGGCTTCTGTTGATTAATCTGTTTAGTAGCATTATTCTTAATACTTTGTAATGATTCTAATTTACGACGGGCTTCATATAGCATTTCTTCTGCTTTTGCCACTCCGTCACCGTCAGATTGACCTACAGCCTCACGCATCTTCATCTTAGCATATTCGACTTGAACGCCAGAGTCATCGATTGCTTTATCGATTCTAGCTAATTCTGCGCCTGAGGTCTTCTTTTCAACCGCGGCTAATCGTTCTGCTAATTCTTGATTCTGCTTTTTAAGTGCCGAAATCAGATGAACTGATTCTTTGGCTTTTGATTGATGCATTTTACGTTTAAGTCTTCGCTCTTCACGACGGACTTGACGTAATTCTTCTTCATCTGCATCAGTTTCTTGTTCAGTTTGTGTAGTTGGCTCACCGTCTTCTTGTGAGTTTTCACTTGCTTGAACTGATTCTTCTTGCGCTTCTTCATGCTGTGGACTAATTTCGCCTTCAGGTAAAGCTACAATAGCACCACCGTCTTGCGACTCTTCTACTTGCATATCTGCTTTTTCAGTTGAATTCATAACAGTTTTCCTTTCAAAACTTAGATGAATGCTTTAATTTCACGTGGATCGCCGGTGACTTTACCAATGAGTTCATGGTCATTAAAGAAAGTAAATAATGCTCTTCCTTGTGTACCTTTGTCATCGTTAAAATCAATTTCCCATCTATCTCCACCCCATTTAGGAACACGCACAAAATCGCCAACAGCAGCCCAGACACCTTCTGCCCATGGTTGCATAGTTTCACGATTTTTAAACGCCAAAGGGCCTAGTGCAATGACTTTACCGATCATTGTGTTCCACTTCTCCGTTTCTTTTGTGTCTTCTGGAATGTAGATACCAGCTGATGTGACCTTCTCTTTGACCGCTCTTAATTGAATAAGAACACGAGCACCGTACGGCGCCATAAGTGGGTCGACAACAGGAAACGCTTCTGCAAGCGTTTGCTCAATGTCAATGTTCGACATCTCGATTTTGCTCCTCTAATAGGTTATTTAAAATATTCAAAGATTCTTCCAATCCTTGGTGTTGACCAACTAAACGCTGATAAGTTTCAAAGTTGACTACATTGCCATCTACCATGGCTTGAGCAACTTCTAATTTACGTTGTTCAATTAGCGTTATAAAGGAGCTAACAAAGTTCATTAGCGCCCTCTACCTGCTGCTTTCTTTAGAGGCTTGTGTGCTACATGACCACCTTTTTTCAGTGTTGCAACTGAATGAGGAACTGGCTTGGTCAGTTTTGGCTTATTTCCTTTTGCAGGCAAATTAGCAATACCTTTTTCAGGGTATGCACCAATTAGCATGTTGTCAGGCTGATGTGACTCAGGATAAACCTTACCACCTTTAGCATACTTCTTTACTTTTCCGCCTTTTTTTAAGTGGTTTGCTTCACTTTCGCCACCCATGGCGATACGCTTATGCATATTAATTGCTTCAGACATTCTAACTCTCCTTCGGTTGGTGTTGGTACTTCTGCTGTGCTTCTTGAACAGTTCTTGCCATTTCAGCTTCAACCTTACGGCTGTCAATGTCCATTTCTGCAAATTTAATCTCTTTATTGACTAAATTATTCTGTGTATTTTCAACAAATGATGACTGAAGCTTGGCTCGATCTTTTTCCATGTTCTGTGACATTTGTTGTTGTGTTAACTGACCATGTTGTACAAGTTTAGCTTGTTCAAGTTGCGCTTTAAGCTGTGCTTCTTGTGCTTTCTGATCAGTTTGCATTTTAGCAGTTTGTTGCATTGCCTGCATTTCAGCCTGAACAGTAGGGTCAATCTGAACTTGGCTTTGACGAATTTGTTGAACAGTTTGTACAATTTGTGCAATTGCCTGACCAACTTCTGCAAGCATTTGTTTAGAGTCTTGATGCACATGACCAAGAGCACCTGCAACCAACTTCTGAGCTTCAACAATATGTGGTTGTACTTTAAAGATGTCAAACGGTTCACCTAATGCATCTGATGTATAAGCTTGTGTTTGTTTTAAATACCATAGTGTTAAATGCTGCTTTAAATGCTCTAGCAAAGCTGGCTTAAAGACAGGGGCAACTATTGGATTAGAACCGAAAATTGGGTCTTGATCATATTGTAAGTGCGATAACATATGAGCCAAATGATCTTGATCAGGAAATGCACCAACAGGTTTTCCTAATGTCATTGCTACATTTTCTAATGCAGGATTCATGTCTTCCACTTCATGCGGATCAGGTAGAACACCATTAATATCAGGCAGTTTTATCTGTTTAAGAATACGTTTTTCAACTTCCAAACGATTATACAGATCAGGGTTAGCCGCAGCACGTTGAGAAAGTGTTTGGATTTGAGCATAGCGTTGTGATTCGGCAAAAATGTGTGGGTCACTGACTGGTATCACATCAGAGTTAGTAATGAAGTCATCTTGTGTTACTTCTAAATCAGCTACAACTTCACTCTTTCTTTGTTCATCTAAATACCATCTATTTAAACGAGTCAAGACTCTAAAGACTCGACGCTGTGAATCATGCAGTCTACTATGAATGGAACTAAATACAGCAGCTCCTTGTTCTATCAAAGCTTGTGTCGTTCCGACAGGAGCATTTGATGTAATATCAGCTACTTTTTCTTCCGATGTAGTCACTACACCTTTAGCAGCATTTGTCAACCAACCAAGAAGTTCAAAAAGTACAGGACTAGGAGGGTTAAAAGGAACAGGCATTGCAATTTTACGAACATCATCAACACCGGGAGCTCCCTCAATTTCAGATACTTGTGTGGGCTCAATTACTGTGGTTTGCCCACTGATTTTTGCTCCTTTGAGCTTGAGCATGGTAGGCGCTGTATTAATGTGTGCAGAATCCAATAAAGCACGCAATGCGCCAGTAAGAGCAGCAGAAAGACCACCAATGAGATGAGGAAGACCAATAGCATAGGCGCCACGCCAAGGAATGAACTTAAACTCAATGAGCCAGTCAAGTTTAGTGAATGAATCATCGCCGTCCTCCCAGTTTCTATAAAGACCGACCACTGCTCTTTCATTCTCATCAATCATGAGGATATATGGAGCACGATCACCTTTTGTAAATTTATCTTCTTCAAGTTCTAACCATGTGAAGATGTGATAAACACGTCTGACACCATCTACGTTATCATGTTTTTGTGATCTACCTTCGATCTTGTCATTTGCTTTTTGCGACTTACTTTCATTAGGCTCCATAGGAGCTCTATATACATCTAAGTCCGTATACAGTCCGTTCTTAACACGAAGGTCATATTCTTCTTGTGTAATGTCTTGAACTTCAGTAACTCGACCGGCAGTGTAAAAATTACCAGCCGCAAAAGGTAAATACACATTATCAATAGGAACGAATTCAGTGCAAGGACGTTTCTTGCTTTCGTCATACCACATCTTAAGGTACTGACTACCACCGAGAGGAAGTTGTGTGAGCATTTGCTCTTCTTCATCACGATATTCTTCAATTTGCTCGGTTAACTGCCAATTCATGAAATCGCGTTTGCGATTTGCTCTTTCTTGCTTCTCTTTCGTGGCTTCACCGATGATTTTCGTCCTGACCGGACCATCTGCTGGGAAAAGCTCTTTAATTGCTCTGGCTGCAAAGTCAACGCATGCTTCCGCCATGACCGGATGGACGACTTTTGAGGCTCCCATGAATTGAGCGCCGCCAGGAGCATCATGCCCCAGTCCAGTTCTTCTAAGTCCGTCTTCATATTGCTTATCTCTGTCTTCACGAGCTTGTTTGTCTTTTTCTATTAAATCTAAGTACTTTAAAGCAATAGTATCAAGATCCCATGAATCAACAGACCCAGAATCGGCTAGATTTTCATAGAAATCAGGAGATTCCTCCGGCCCTCTTAAGTCATCGAACCGAATAATTGCACTGCCATCCGGAAGTTCTTCTATATTATCAGCAGATGCTTCAATATCTTCAAGAATCTCATAAACAGACTCATTATCATCAGTATCAGGGTTTGACCCTTCTTCGCCTTTAATAAAACGATTGTAGTCTTGGGGAATTGGCATTTCCGGCATATTATTTCCTCATTGCGAGTTCTAGTTTCATTTGGTCGATATTAACATGACCACCGCGTTTGCGGTTTAAAGGGCTATCTGGATTAAACGGGTTTGTAGTACCGGGTACATAACCTACACCGCCAGATGGCTTTGGTGTGTTTCTTACTCTTTCAAAGATTTCTCTAAAACCAGGGTCAACTGTCTTTGGTTTTACATAGTCTGTTGTATTTGGGTTTCTTTTTTCAGGCGTTGGCGGAATATCAGATGCAGGTGTAACACCGCCGGTGTTCATTTTAACGATCTTGCCGCCTTTTTTGTGGCCTTCTGGCTTTTGGTTTTCAAATAGCTTATTAAAGTCATCGACACTAATAAATCGATTTGTATTTGGGTGATTTTCAAGAATTTTATTAAATCGTTCTACACTATTTCCCCATCCGCCTATCTTTGCAGGTGTCAAATGATGTAATACGCTTTGAGTATCTTGAAGATCGATAATGCCAGCGCCTAATAAGTCATGTCTACCTTCATCAGTAATGCCATGAATTTTATGTACATTTTCAGGATTGTTTAGTAAGTCAAGCGATTGCTCACGATATTTTTCAATAATTGGCTTATTGCCTTTACCTTTAAACTGACTTAGCATAACAGTAGGGTTGGCTTTAATCCATTTGTCTTGGTCTTCTGCAAGTTGATATTTAAGACTTGACGGTAAATCTTCATAGCGCGGTGCAACCACACTCATCTCAACAGTTGCATGAGGCTTATTTGATTTATCGCGTAATGTAAAGATCTTGGTATGCCCACTTGCTACATCATCTGTATAACAACCTACACAGTGGCCCATCATGTCACCTTCATTTTGAAGAGCAGCTTCAAGTTTTTGATATGCAACTTGTGCAGGACCTTTAGAAAGTGCTTCTTCATGTGAGTCCATAGGATCATGATTAAACAAATGTTTTGCTTGATGCTTTCCAGGTCTAGGAATTTCTATATCATATTTAGGCGTGTCAAATTCATCTCTCTGAACAATCTTATATCCTTCAGGCAGTACACCTTCTTGGTGCTCAGGTAGTTTTAGCTCATGCCATTTATGGCCGTCATTGTATTTTTTGACATGCGGAAAGTCTTTCATGTCTTCCGCTGCAGTCTTTGCCATCTGCTTTTCACGATAGTCATTGACCTTGGCAACATGGCGGACTGCATCGGCCATTGTCATACGCTCTAATGTCTTAGGAGTTAGTGCTAAATGCTGAGGCACGTTTCCTGTAAGTGAGCCACGAAGCTCATCCATTAAATGATCAAGACCAAGTCTTGTGTCGAAGTCACTACCTAGCTGATTAATTTTTGCATTGGGGTCTTTTTCTGCAGCTGACAATAAGTCAGGGTGCCGCATAGAAGTTGCAAGATAATCACCAATAAACTCTTTAGCAGGCATTGGGTGCACACTACTATCTGCTAAATCTTCCCACATTCTACCAGCAGGAGTTGTAGCATGCCCTTCAAGCGGCATTTTATTTTTCTCTCTGGCTTCTTCTAAAGCAAACTTAGACATTGGCCCAGGATGTGTATTTTCTAAGTCTTTAATGTGGCTAATACCGTGCTCATCTGCAAGTTTTCTGACTGAATCACCAGGCGTTGCCAGCTCATTTCTAAGATAAGGCTTTAGTCTGTTATCAACCCAGTTATTCAATGCATGATCTGTTGTGGCTTTGGTTGTTAGCTCTTTTAGCTCATTAGGAAAGTTTTGCTCCATCCATGGCCAAAAGTCTTTTCCATAGTGCATGCCATGCTGCTTTGTTTTATTAAAGTCCATGGCATATGCATCTTCAATACCGGGAAAACGATTGCGTATGTAGTTTGCTTGATCTTGTGTGTAGGGTTTTGATGTGTCAAACTCAGGAATGTTTTTCTTTAGTCTTTCCATGTTGCGATCTAGCCATGACTCAGGCCAGTTGCCACCTTTTTCTTTGACTGACCAGTTAATGTCTGGATTGTTCAGTGTCAGAGCTGCTTTCATCTCATCAACAGATGGCTTTTTCAGATCTTCGAGCTCTTTCTGATCTTTCATTCTCTGTTCTAGAGTGCGAGGCTCATTAGCTTTAGCTTTTTCTAAATCTGCCTTGGCTTGATTTGCCAACTCTTTAAATCCAGCTCTTGGATCAGTAGCTGATAAATTAATTTCTTGCTGCTTAGCAAGTGCTGCTCTCATTTCTTGTAATGTAGGAGTACGTTTTCCTGATGCAGGCTCAAAGATAGGATTGCCTTTAGCATCATTGCCTCTTCTAACAATAATCTGCGACGGATTGATTTTTCCTTCTGTATGAATGTCAGGAATAACATCATATGGGTATATCTTATTCAGCTCTTCTTGTGACTTATTGCGAAGATAAGTGCTTAAGTCTGCTTCTACTTCACCTGCAGCATGCCGATATCGTGTAAATGGAGATGAAGAATGCATAATATGCGCTTGACCACTATTTGCATACTGAATTGCTGCTGCAGAAGGCTTAATACCATATTGTTTTTCAAAGAATGCGGCAGCTTTTTGAGCATTGATGTCAGCACTTGACATCAAATCTTCAAGATGCTGAGCTATAAAAATTTCATTGGCAGTTGGGAATGCTTTTTCTGATGTGCCTGTTTGCATTCCTTCATGGTGCTGAATAGCATGATCAATCTCATGGGGTAGTAATGCTTCTATTTTGTTTGGCGTTGCATGATTTGTATTGATTAGAATTTCATTTGTGCTTGGTAAATATCCTCCTTCATATCTCTCAGGAAGAGTCATAAACTTTACAGGCACATCAGCTAAATGAGGATATGCTTTGTACACTGTAGGATGCTCATAAACATCTTTAAGCGTCAGATCGTCTCTATTAACATCACCTAACTTAAAATTCACTTTTGCATCTTTGTCAGATAGCATTTGTCGTAGCTTGTTGTCATACCAGCGATATGTACCTGATTCTAAGTATGCTTGACGAGGGTCTGTAGTTTCAGATGCTTCATACTTAGCAGCAGATTCAGGGTTCCACAACTTTGATTTTTCACCTTGAATGATACCTAGTGCTTGTACTTCTGGCAGAAAGCCTTGCATCTGTTTGGGCATTAATGACTCACCCATGAATGCTCTGTTTGCAGCTTCTTGAGCAACTGCTTTAGCACCTGTTCCTACAGCTTTAGCAGCTGGACCAGCAAACTCACCTGATGCACCTAGCATGGTGTTCATCATATTCTCTACATCTTGAACTGGTAGTCCAGTCTGATTGGAGATCCATTGTGATCCTTGACCGATGTTCTGACCAACATAGTCCATCAGTTGCGATGTTGCCTCATTCCTATAAGCAGGGTCATTGGTAATGCCTAGTGCACTACCGAAAGGCTGATTAAAGTAGCCGGCTGCTTGGTTTGAAGTCTGCTCTGCTTCTTCAGGAGACTGCCCAAATGCTCGACTGCCTGCGTACGTCGCTTGCTTTGCAAAGTAAGGAAGGACGCCACCGACTGTATTGTCAAGCACTGAGGCAACCCCTTTACCTAGATCCAATGCATTACTTGCAAGTGTGCTGAGCGACCCAAAAGGTGATACCTGAGGCTGAGGAGCTAGTTGTGCTGCTACTTCGGGTTGTTGCTGTGAAGCTTGCTGTGGAACTACTGTTTGCAATGGCGAAGTCTTCTGTGCAGACTGATTGAGTATCGCCTCGATTTCAGACGGGTCAAACGAAACCGAGACGTTCGAGCTAGGATCCATGTACACGAATCATAACACCCTTTGCCAGGATGTTACAATACTGCTATGCCTTTGACTGATGAGCAGCTCAAACTAATATCAAAACGAATTACCAAACACGATGCCGAGTTATCGAAGATGTCGCCTGAATGGCGAGCAGCTTTCAAAGCTCGGCTTAAGTGGATGACTGTAGCTCTTCCTCATCAGATCGAGCCACCAACTGACTGGGCGATCTGGCTACTACTGGCTGGCCGTGGAGCCGGAAAGACTAGGTTAGCAGCAGAGTGGGTCTGGTGGACTGCATGGTCAACTCCTAAGGTCCGCATTCTAGTCACTGCTCCGACCAGTGGCGACATTCG